CGCTGAGTGCCACCTGGGATCATGTCAGCAGTGGTTTTTACGAGATGATTGCGACCCTGCAGACCCGCTGGTCGATCTTCCTGCGCAATCTTGCGGGGGCGATGAATGGGATACCCGGCTTCAAATGGGTTGTGGAGGATTTGCACGGGGCGTCGGTGAAAGCCCGGGCGGCCTCTTATGAGACCACCTCGGCGGCAGATGGCTATTTGGCCTCTGCGGATGCCGCCCGGGCGCGTGCGGATGTCTTGGCGCAAGCCGCGCAACGCCCGCTGTCGAGTATGGAAGCGCTGCGCGAGGCCATGCGCAAATCGCGCGAGGAATCCGAGAGCGGCGCGATTGCGACAGATCGGGTGACAGAGTCTCTGGCGACACTTGGCAGCGAGGGCGGCAAAGGTGCGGGACGCGCCTCTGAAGCGGTGGAGGGGCTGGCGCAAGAGTTGCAATCCGTCAAATCCGCCGGTCAGTCGGCGTTTGCAGGTTTGGTGACGGGGGCCAAAAGCTTCAAGGAGGCGCTGAGCGAGGTGGCCTCCAGTCTGGCAACGGCTTTTGCCAACAAGGCGTTCAGCTCTCTGTTTGGCAATGTCTTTGAGAATATTCCCGGCTTTGCCAATGGCACGCTGTCGGCACCAGGTGGGATTGCCCTTGTGGGCGAGCGGGGCCCGGAGCTGGTCAACTTGCCACGCGGCGCGCGGGTCTCAACTGCACAAGCCACAAGAGGCGCGCTTTCTGGCGGTGGTGTTGCGGATATTCGTGTCTTTGTCGATCAGGATGGAAACTGGCGCGCTGCCGTTGAGCAGATCGCCGGGGCCATTGCCGTGCAGACCTCCTCTGCGGCGATGCAAATGCAAGATCGCAAGACCTCCGGAAACTTGCAAAATCACTTGAATAGGAAGGGTTGATGAAACGCCCCATTGTGACGGTGCCTCACGAGCTGTTGCGGTTCGTGGAGGTGGATTGGGATATTGATTGGCGCGGCCAATCCAATGGCGACACCACCGGCGGCAACTCCGCCGTTGTCTTCAACAAATTCCCGCGCTGGATCGGATCCCCCAGCCTGTTTTTGGATGCGGCTGCGATGGCCATGTGGCGCACGGTGCGCGCGCAAGCCCAGGGACGACTTGGGATCTACAAGCTCACCATGATTGATCCGGTGGGGTTTGACGGAGATCGCTCTCAACAACCGCTCGGCTTTGCAGATGGTGGCCTGTTCGCAAGCGGGACTGGCTTTGCACATGACCCGCTGTGCTTTGCCGACAGCGATGCCCCGGCTGGGGCAACACGCATCGTGATCTCTGGTGCCGAACACAGTCCCAGACCGGGGCAAATCATGAGCCACCAGATGTGGCCGTTTGTGGTGACATCCGTTGAAGAGCGGGCCGGTGGTGTATTTGCTCTGGAGATCCAGATGCCGCTGCGGGCCGCGATTGCCAAGGGAGATCCGATCCGTCTGCAGGGACAGGGACTTTTTGAGGCCGTCGAGGAGGGAATGGGGCGCAGCAGCTATGGTTTGGCGATGGTGTCCCGCCCCAGGTTGAGCTTTCGAGAGGTATTGAACCGATGAGCTTCTTTCCCGAGGGCTTTGATCCCGGTGGTACGCTCAAAGGTGGCCTGGATCTCTGCGCTATTGAAACGCCAGACGGGCCCGCTCGCTTTATCATTGGCACGGATGGGGTCTTTGTTGACGTCAACGGGGATCAGTGGTTCGGCACGCAGCTCGCCTCGGTCTCGAGCCTGGGGAGCGCGCTGGACGGGCAAGCGCCGGAAGGTTCTGTCACCCTGTCGTTCTTCCAGGATCCTGATGCGGACGATCTGATCGCGCAGGTCAAAGCACTGGGTTTTGCCTATATCGCGGGCCGCAAGATCACCTTTTATGTACAGCCCTGCGCCTCGATTGAGGAGTTCTATGCGCCCAAGGTCGCCCCGGTTCAGTGGATGCAGCGCACCATGCGCTCACTGACCTTTGGGGTGAGCGGCGCGCAGGATCGATCCATCACGCTGGGGTTTGAGGCCTGGACGGAAAACCGGCGCGCCGCCCGGCGCATCGTTCTCAACACCGAGGGGCACGCCAAGCTGATTGGGCATGACAACCCCTCGCTCAAACATATGCCCACCACGGATTTTGAAGAGGAAAAACTGTTCGGATGACGCCACTGTATCAAGAGCTACATGCCTGGATGGCCAAGCCATTCATCTGGGGCGAGACGGATTGCATGATCTGCCTGGCGGATTGGGTGCTGCGGGTCACAGGGAAAGATCCCGCGGCCTCTATCCGTGGTGTTTATGACAGCCGGGGATCTTGTCAGCGCGAAACCGGCTTTCTGCGCCATCCTGTGGACGCGGTGGAAACCTGCCTGGACACCATTGGAGGTTTGCCGCGCGTGAGCCTGCCCTCACCGGGGGATGTCGCTGTGCTGATGTTGCGCGATGGTGAGGGGCGGCATGCGCCCTGCGGTGGCATCTGGTTGGGCACGGCGTGGGGCTGCAAGGGTCCCAGCGGCACAACCACCATTAAGCCTGCGGGTGTTCTTGAGGTCCTAGCCATCTGGGGTGTTGGCTATGACGCGTAGTGTGTTGTTCGCCGCCTTGCTGGGATCCACCATGCTCTCGCCGCGACCGGCGGAGGCGGCCCCTGTTGTGGCCTTTGTGGGCGGCGCACTTGGAGTTGGGGCCAGCACGGCGCTGGCAGCCACGGCGGCCTATGCCTCAGGGGCTGCATTTGCGGGCACTCTGGTGGGTGGGTTTGTGGTGCGCACTGTGGTCGCCATTGGTCTTTCGGCCCTGGCGGCTAAATTGACTCCTTCGCCTGCAGCGGCGAATGCCTCCCCGATTGAGCGCATGGTGAACTTTGCGCAGCCGGTGTCTTATGCGGAATGGGTCTATGGGCGCACGCGAAAGGGCGGCCCAGTTGGGTTTACCGGGTTTGCAAATGACAAACGCTGGTATGTTCCCATACTCGCCGCGCATCCGATCAAAGGCGTGGTTCAGCATCGTTTGGATGAGAGGATTGTCAGCCTTACCGATGCGGCGGACACCAACGCCAGCAATGTCTCGGAAAGCCCAATTGCAGGCTATGGGCGCGTTGATGTCTTTACCGGAGATCCCGGGCAAGAGGTGCATGCCGGTCTTGATGCCGCCTTTGCAGAGATCACCTCAGAGTTTGACTTTGAGGGGCTGGCCGGGGCTGTGATCTGGGCGGCGCGACCGCCAAACGAGTCTTACACGCAGGTGTTTCCTGGGGGGCGTCAGTGGCAGTACTCGCCGGTGCTGGATGGGAAGAAGGATCTCTATGATCCGCGTGACGGTCAGTACAAGTTCTCAGCCAATGCGGCCCTGGTGTTTGCGGATTGGTGCGTCAATGTCATGGGGCGGGAGGTCGATTGGGATGAGATCGCGTATGAGGCAGACGCCTGTGATCTCGTTGAGCCGGATGCGGCTGGCATTCCCCGCAAAAGATGGGAGCTGAATGGCACGCTGTCTGATGAGCAGGATTATGAGACCCACCGCGCACAATTGGCCACGGCCTGTGATGCTTTTGTCTATGATCGCACGGATGGCAAAGTTGGCTTCACTGTCGGACGCTGGCTGGAGCCTGAGCTGACGTTGGGGCCTGACGACTTTCTGTCGTTTGAGCTCACCGAGGGTCAATATGGGGCCGATGCGCCTGATGAGGTCGCAGCGCTTTATACCGAGCCGGAGAATGGGTGGCGGGAAACCCCCAGCGGGGCCTGGGTGGCGCGCATTGCGGCCAAGCCTGTCACGGATCAGCCACAGATCTTCATGGTCACCAATCACTTCCAGGCCGCCCGGCTCAACAAGCGCTTGGCCCGCTCAAAGCACGCTCAGTATCAACTGAGGGGCACCATCGGCATGAAGGGGTATGAGATCCTCGGGGGCCGATCCGGGGGGCGTGCGCATCGGTTTGTGCGCTTTGTGCATCCTGAACTGGGTCTGGATCTTTATCTTGAGGTTGGGGAGATGGCGCGCGAAAGCCTCGGGCTGTTCTCGCTCTCTGCCAATACAGTGCAGCCGGATGACTTTGCATTTACGGCGGCAGAGGAGCCTGCGCGCCCGACATATGAGGCGGTTGAAGGGCAAACGGGCGTGCCGGTCCCGTCAGGCTTCCACGTCGCGACCGCGGGCAATGGCGCGGCCACGTTTGAGTGGGACGCGCAAAGCCCGGCTTACCTTCAGGATATCCGTTATCGGCGGCTCTCCTTCCTGCCCCTCTGGACGGAGGCCGCGGTGGGGAGTGAGCAAACAACGCTCAATGTGTCAGATCTGGCGTCTGGCGAAGACTATGAGGTGCAAATCAGAAACCGGTCCAACGGGCTTGGTATCTCTGATTGGTCGGCCTCGGAAACATTTACAGCATAGGTGACAATCATGGTGGCACTTACACCTGAGGGGGTTCTCTACGGGAACCCTCCTCGATCAGCGCATGCTCCGGAACGGGATGACTTCCTGGCCTGGATGCGGGCAACGGAAAGCCTCGCGGGGAGCGGAAGCCTGACGTCGTTCAACGAGACCCTTGCGGTGTTGCAGGCAAGACCGGCGGTGGCGGATGGCAAGTTTGCCCTGGTCATCAGCGATGCCGAAGAGGCTGGGGTTTACGAGCGGGTTGCAGGTGATTGGCAGAAGGTCGCGGGGCTTCCTGCGATCTTTACCGAAAGCCTCGCTGCCGTGCGTGCGGAAGCTGCCAGAGATCTGGCGCAAGCCTATGCTGCTGCTGCCAATGCCAGCCGACAAGAGGCGGCCGAGATCGTGGGGTTTGATCCAACCCTTTCCCTGTCCAAGAGGACAGATGTTCCGGGCTGGAATGTCGGTGGGCTGCCGTTCATTTTTGCCTCAGGAGCCAATGAGGACAGCTATCATCACGATGACAGCACAAACTCTCATATCTTCCGCAGCGATGCGACGACCGGAGACCTGGATGAACTGGGATCGTCTCGCGTCAAAGCTGCCTTCGCTGACTTTAGAGAATGGCGGCACGCTGAAGGTCTGAAGGTGGGCCAGTTGAGCGGTGTGTACGGCATCAGTATTGGAA